CGGGTAAGCATAAGAAAGCAAATGGTACTTGGAAGAAAGGCGGTTTCAAGGCAGCCGTTAAAGCCGCACATAGGATGTTGAAGTAATGCCGATTCACGTAGTTAAGGAAACCATTGAGCAAGAAGCAATGACAACAGATGGAGAAGGTAATGCATGGATCACGAAGAGGATTAACCTACAACAAGGATTGATGCACAATCTAATTCAGGTTGATTTTTTCGAGGATGCATACATGACAGTTCCCGCCGAACCTGCAAGGCAAAACGTCGAATTTGTAATTGCTCCCTTTCCATCAATTCCAACATTGATGAATCTACAAGAAGATGTTCCAATTCAGACCAGGCGATACCCTGCAGCTGGTGACGATTCAGTTTTGTTTAAGGTCCTAGGTGATCTTTCACAAAATGGACGTTCTCAATTTACTCAATTCCCATCATTGCAAATCTCCTCCAATAACAAAGAGTTCTTTTATTCAGATCATGTCTACATCAATATGTGTATTCATGGAGCGCCAGATACCACTTATAACAACATTGCATACTCATTTATGCTTACTTTCGATGATAAATCAACCTCATCATTAACGCATTCATTAGGTGTTCTTTCTGAATCACATAACGCAATGTGCGCAGAATTGATGTCGAACGGCGCAATGCGAACCCTTGCAGACCTTCAGGGTAACGTATTTCCGATGTGGAGATTTGGTGGTATTCGTCCTGAGCATACCATTTCACCATTGGCGGCGAATACGTTTTTCCTTCCAATCGATACACGTGATGCTGAATCCATGACAACAACACCAGGTATTCGTCAAGCCGTGGCAGATGCTCGTTCAATGAGCGCATTTGATGCTGCATTTGGTGATAAAAGACCAGATTGGCTTCGATTAAATCTTAATGCAGGCATTATTTCTGGCCCACTTCGTGATCAATGGCCACCAATTAAACACGCAGATAATGGAAACGTGCTTACACTATGACACAAGATGATGTTCAAAACGAACGAATCTCAAAAGTAGAGGAGCGAATGCTCATGATGGAGCAAGCAGTTCTCGAAATGCGTGGAATGGCAAAAACAATCAAACTTGTTGTTATTGCTTTAGCCGCTTCATTCGGACTCGACATCCATGGAATAATCGTTTAGAGTATGTTGAACCTTTTGTTCAACGGTTAGTAAAAGCGAATATCGATCTTCACGAGCTGCTTGTTCAAACACATGAACTTCTCTTTTCTCGAATCCTCTGTTTTTACCAAACCCTGAAGTAGTCCAACCAAGGGATATTGCATAAGAGCCTGGTCGCATCATCGATGCAAGAATGTCTTTGCCTTCTTTCCACATATTGTGAGTTTGCCATAGATCTAAATCTTTGCCAATTCCATTATAACAATCTTTCAATTGTCTCAATGAATAAGGTGGGTCAAAAAGAACAAGATCGATTGGTGGATGGGCACAAGAAATAAATCGACCCTGAAGGGCTTGTGCAAACTCCTTGAATTCAAGATTATAATCTGTATTAAATTCTGTATTCAAATCATTGGTTATGCAGCTGGGGAGATTTCGAGTAAATGATTCCCTTGCGAATGGGTCAATCACCAAGGCATTTCCACACGTATCATACATGACATCGTTTAGCACTCGATCTATAATTTTCCTAATATGAGGATTCGAGAAAGGTTCACTTGAGATATTAGTGATCGTATGAGTCATCTTCATTCTTCTTCCCCCCAATATTCAGCATAAGATTTGATTCCATGCCATGCAGACTTAGGTTCATAGTGCATTTGATTAACGCCTGCTTTCCAACCATCGAGGTATCTATCATAATCGTATCGAAGGATCCATCTTGCTAACCACTTAAACATTCTTAGCCACCTCTTCTTCGTATTTTGCTTTCCAATACGCTCTCTGTCGCACTGCATCCTCGAGAGTTTCTCCATCCATGTGCAGTTTAATTTGTTTGCGTACAAAGGCTGAAAAGTTCTTCATCTTTGAAGCGTACTCATGCGACGTACTGTCGAGGTTTACCATCTTATGTCTCATGCTTTCACCCAAACAGGTTCAATTAACCAATCGCCGTGACTGCCTGCACACGCTTCTAATTCAGCCAATGAATACAAACCTGCCTGGTTCACGTCATCGGTGTACCCTGCCCGATCAGGCATCCAATAAATCAAATCAGCACCATCGTACCAATCAGAAATAAAGTCATCCTCTTTCTTTTGCATCCATTCACTTCTCTTCAAGCATATGATTCGGTATTTGCGCTCCATGATCTTCCCACGAACAAGAAGTATATCAATATATACTCTATTTTCAAAGCCTAAATATTGAATCATCTTCATAAGTGGGGTACTGTACCATTGGGGTGGTGGTCGGGGAGAATGGTGGCGTGAAGATTTGCTCGCTACGCTCGCCAAGATAGGACTGCAAATGCTTAAAGTCCCTGTTATGATAGGACTTGCATGGCGAAAGGCACGAACGACGTAATTTTAAGAGACAGACTACAATTTGATATTGATGCAAATGGCGATACCGCCCTGGTTTATGGACGAATTGACTTATCAGATTACGTCTCGATCCCTGAAAATAAGGGATTGGCAGTTAAAGAAGTGCGATTTCAATTGCGTACTACTGTTGCTAACGATGACGGAGTATGGCCTAACTACATGGGACCTACTGATGCCGCAATCGCAGGTAATGATATTCAATCCTCAGTAAAGATTTTCGCAACCACAGCCGCATATGAGCAAATTACAGATGTCGGGATCGGTAGCCCATCGGTACTTTGTGTCTTTGAAAAACAATCACTAATCCTTACTCAAGGAGCGCCTGTCGTCGCTATGGCCTTAGACACATACGAGCATATGTTCGGAACTCCTGATCTGCACCCTGAAGGTTATGACATTGTAACAGACTTGCTTATTGGGATTGGACTTGAAAACTGTGCTAACGTCGCACTTGCAGGTACAACCGCGGAACTTGACGTAATGATTATCGCAGAACCAAAGAAAATCACAACCAAAGATTTGACCCAAATGCTCACCCAGGCTCAAGACCTCTGAGGTGAGTAAGTGGCACGTTCAAAAACCGAGGCTGCAAAGTCAAAAGTAGAATCTGCCGTCGCATTAGGCGGCTTAGGTGCAGGACTTGGTGGACCATTAGGTGGTGCTCTCGGTGCTGGTATCGGACTTATCATAGGTGATGGGGAGACGGTGTTTCCTCTTGACATGGTTGCTATCCCCGCATATCAAGCATACATGATCAACGGTTCCCCATCCCTCCAAGTCTACATTAGAGCTGGTGAGACATTGATGCCGACTGGGGGTAATGTGCAAGACGTTCAAGAAGTTCTCGAATCTATGGACACACCTCAAGCACCCAGCCCTAAGAAGAAAAAACTTACTGCCTATCAACGCAAATATCAAAAAGCCTTTGCTAGAGTATCGGGTAAGCATAAGAAAGCAAATGGTACTTGGAAGAAAGGCGGTTTCAAGGCAGCCGTTAAAGCCGCACATAGGATGTTGAAGTAATGCCGATTCACGTAGTTAAGGAAACCATTGAGCAAGAAGCAATGACAACAGATGGAGAAGGTAATGCATGGATCACGAAGAGGATTAACCTACAACAAGGATTGATGCACAATCTAATTCAGGTTGATTTTTTCGAGGATGCATACATGACAGTTCCCGCCGAACCTGCAAGGCAAAACGTCGAATTTGTAATTGCTCCCTTTCCATCAATTCCAACATTGATGAATCTACAAGAAGATGTTCCAATTCAGACCAGGCGATACCCTGCAGCTGGTGACGATTCAGTTT